CAATTTAGAAATTGTTGTAAAAATCAAAAATGTTTAAAATATGAATATTATTTAAAAATGAAAAATAATAATGATGGAATAGTAGTATTTGATAATGTATTAACAAATGGTTCTTTTTCTTTTGAAGGATATTTAGATGAAAATAATTCACAAACTTATTTTAATTTTGGAAGAACTGGTGATACAAATGATTGGAAATGGTCTTTTGAAGTTAATTTATTTTTTGGTTCTTCACCAACAGATGGGGATGAATTAAGATTTTTATCTGCTACATTAACAAATGATTATAATACAAGAATATATGGTTTTTATAATATTAAAGGATACTTTAAATATGAAGTTAAGTTCAACAGCAATAAAAGTGAATTGCATTATATAAACGATGTATTATATGCTAAAACATATTTTGGATTAAGTGGTGAAGCAAAAGCATTAAATTTACTTTCAGAAAGTTCTGAAAATTTTTATTCATATTATAATAATATAAAATTAATTGATAATAATATTACAATATTAGATATTAATATGAAAAAAAAATATCCAGATTATTTAAATAAATCAGTTACTAATATTCCTAATTTCTTTTTAACACCTTGGAGTTCTGGAGATTTAAATAATTCATCTATTAGTCAAGTATAATTAATTTCTTTCTTCTGGTTTAACATATTGCATGTTCAAATGTTTAAATATATCAATTTCTGATTTTATTTTGAGTTTTTTATTATTTTTTGTTAAAGAATATTCATTTAATTTCATATTTTTAGATTTGGCTATATTTCTCATTTTTTGATTAAAACTACCACTTCCTGTAAAATGTAATAATCCTGTAAAAAAACTTTTTTCTGGAACAACAATAATATCAACTCTAATAATTGAGTTTAAATTAAAATTTGTTTTATAATTTTTTTTGAGAATATTTTTAAAACAAGCATATCCTTGAAAATGATTTTTATAGTTAATTATTAAATCTCCAACTATAAAATTATTTAATAATTCTAATATTTCACTTAAATATTTTTTACATTGTTCTATTTTTTTTATATTTGTATGTGTTATTAAAATATCAATATCATGTGAGTATAGCTTATTTCTTCTAAATGAACCACACAATACTATTAAATAATTACTATCAATATTATATATTAATTTTTGCAAATATACCTCAAATGATAATATTATTATATTTGGTATTTTGTCAGTTAAATCATCATAAAATTTTAAACTTAATTCTTGTTGATATGTTAATTTTATTTCACCTTTTATAACTTTTTTTTTTAAATCATTTATATTTTTAATGTTATATTTATTAAATAACTCTATTGCTCTTTTTAAACCTATTGAATGTATTTTTATTAATTCTTTTGTAACTTTTTCTTTATTTTTAATATTAAAAATTTCACTTAATTCACCAGTTTCTAATATTTCTTTTATTCTATTTATTGTTTTATCGCCTATATATTTTATTTTTTTTATATTTGGTAATTCTTTAATACTTATTTTGTTTTTATATTCTGATATTATTTGTATAGCTCTAACAATATTAGCTAATTTATAATATATTTCTTTTGGAGATTTATCTAATAAATCCTGATTTGTATAAATAAAATTATAATATTTTATAAATTCATTAACTAATTTTAAATTATACTTATTTTTTATTTTATCAATATTAGCATATTTTATTATTTTATTCATTATATATATTATTTTAAATTTATTTATAATATTGTTAAGAAGACTAATCATAAAATATATGATTTTTAATAATTAAATAAAAATTGATAAATAATAATAATATATTAATATAGAAAAATGTGTGATAATATAAGACAAAAATGTGGTTTTTCCAATATGGGAAATACTTGTTATATAAATTCGGTAATACAATTATTAATAAATAATGATCAATTTTGTGATTTTTTTGTGTCAGGGAATTATAATAATTATTTAGAAAAAGTAATGAAAAAAGGTAATAAAGATGATGGATATAATATAAATGAAGAAAAAGAAAAAACAATAACAAAACAGTTAAATAATATTATTGATGAAACAAAAGGTGTAAAACAAAAAGAAATAGTTCCTAGAACATTTAGAAAAGTATGTAGTAATTATTATGATGATTATAGTGGTTATCATCAACAAGATGCTATGGAATTTTTATTAAGAATATTAGATAAAATAAATGATGAATGTAGTGTGAAAACAAAAATAAGTATGAAATATAAAAATAATGTAACAATTGATTATGAGTATTATTTATCAAAATATAATTACTACAAAGATAATAATAAAGCAAAAAATTATTTAAATAAAATAAAAAAATTAAAGAATGAAAATAAAAATATAATAAAAAAGTATGATGCTATAAATTTTATAATAAAAATATTTGAAAAACAATATAATCCATTAATTGAAAATATAATTATTTTTGATATTATTAATATACATTGTAAAAAATGTAATTTTATATCAAATTCATATGAAAGTAATAATTTATTAATATTTGAATTAACAAATACTTTAAATAAATGTTTTACAAATAATTATTTAAAAGAAGAATTATTAGAAGGGTATAGATGTTCTAATTGTAATAATTCAACAGAAGTTTATAAATCAAAAAAAATATTTAAAAGTCCAAAACTATTATTTATTAATATAAATAAATTTGAAAATAATGGTTATTATACTAAAAAAAATAATAACGAAATTGATATACCATTTTTATTAAATATTAAAGATTATTGTGATACTTATATAAATGAAGAAGAAAATTATAATTATGGTTTAAAAGGATATATAGAACATTTAGGTAATTCAAAAAATGGAGGACATTATACAACAACAAGTTATGATAATAAAATAGGTAAATGGTTTTATTATGATGATAATAATATTTATCAATTTGGGAATAATAAAATCAATAAAAATAATGGATATATTTTACTTTATGAAATATTATAAATTACAAATAATTTTATAAACAACAATTAACATTTTATTTAATATATATAAATTAATAGAAACTTGATAATTATCATTTTTAAATTTTTTAGTATTTTGATATAAATATTTTATGTCATAATTTTTAGGAAGTTTTAATACAATTAATTTATTATTATAATTATTAAAAGAATAATTATTATACATTAATTCAATTTTATCATATATTTTTAAAATAAAATTTTCTAATTTAACACAACCAAATGTTATTTTATAATTAACTAAATCTTTTTCCCATTCATCTTCCCAAGGAGGGTCAATAAAAAATACAGTTGGAGAATAATATATAACATTATTTTCATTATATTTTATAGAACAATCATTAATAACTTTAACATTTTTAATATTATACAATTCTAAATTATTAGCCAAATATGAAGCTCTTAATGTTGATTTTTCAATGGCAGTAATTTCTTGAAATTGAGAACTAAATGAAAAAACATTTCCACCTACTCCTGCTGTATAATCAATTAATTTAACTTTTAAAGGATTAATACACATTTCAATAAGTTCTAATATAATTATTTTAGTTATATCATCAGAAACTTCTTTTAATGTTATATAATTAAAAGAATTATCATCAATTAATATTTTTTTATATAAATCATTATGATTTAAGTAAGGAAATATTCTTTTTATTCTATTTAAATTATTATTTTTAATATCCCATGAATTCATTAATATTAAATATTTTTAATTTTATAATTTCTTTTCAATAATAATAAAAATTGAATAAATAATAATAATAATAATAATAATAATGAAAGAAAATTTAATATTACAAACTTTTGATTGGAAAGAAAGTAATGATGTTATTACAGAATATAATGATAATAATGAAATAGAAATTCAAAAGTATGTTATTAAAGCATATGGAAGAACCGAAGATAATAAATCAGTATATTTAAAAATTAATAATTACAAACCATATTTTTACATAAAGAAGCCAGATTATTGGAATAATGATAATATAAAATCATATATTAATTATATATTTTCATTATTTCCAATTGAAGAAACTAATGATAATAAATATGTTAATTCTAAAAATATTTATAATAAACAAATATTAAATGGATTTTATAAATATGAAATTGAAGAACATTGTGATTTAGTTGGTTTTACTAATTATAAAAAATTTGAATTTATAAAATTATCATTTTTAAGTATGAGAGCATTTTATGCATTTAAAAAAGTAATAAAAGAAGGTAAAATAAATAGCAAAAGAATATTAAAAAAAGATTATAAAATTAAAATTTATGAATCAAAAATAAAACCATTTTTAGATTTTATTCATGAAAAAGATTTAAAAACTTGTGGGTGGTTAAAAGTGTTAAAATATGAAAAAATAAAAGGAAATGAATTAACTTATTGTGATGTTAATATACATTGTGATTATAATGATATTATAAATCATGAAGAAACTAAAATGACAAAACAAATTGTGGCATCATTTGATATTGAATGTTATAGCGAAAGTGGATTATTTCCAAGTGCAAGTAATGATAATGATTATATAACACAAATTGGGACAGTATTTTGTTATTATGGTGAAACTGAACCATTTTATAGTAATATAATAACATTAGAAGGATGTGAAAAAATAAAAGGAATGGAAAATGTGGATATTAAATCATATAATACAGAAAGAAAAGTATTAAAAGCATGGACTAAATTAATACAAAAAATGGATCCAGATTATATTGTTGGATTTAATATAAATGGTTTTGATTTTAGGTATATGCACGATAGAGCAGAAAAATTAAATATATTAAGTGATTTTTCATTATTAGATAGAAATAAAAAACAAAAAACAAAATATATGGATGGTTCAAATGATAAAAATAAAATGGGCTCATCAAAAGCATTTGGAGATAATGAATTGTATTATTTTGATTTTGATGGAAGAGTATTGATTGATGTATTTACAAATATAAAAAGAAATATTGCATTAGAATGTTATAAATTAGATTTTATAGCTTCAACATATATAAAAGAAAAAATAATAGATTATAATAATGATAATAATACTTGTAAAATAAAAACTAATAGTATTTATGGAATAAGTGAAGACCAATATATAACAGTTTCTTATTTTGATGGTTTAACAACAAATACACATAATCAAAAATATCAAATAACAAAAATAGAAAATATTAGTGAAAAAGAAAAAGTAATAACTATTAATGGAATTATTCCAGAGGATATTAGACAATTTAAAAAATTATGTTGGTGTCATGCTAAGGATGATGTATCAGCAAAAGATATGTTTAGATTGCAAAAAGGAAGTGATTATGATAGAGGTATAATTGCTAAATATTGTATAATGGATTGTGTATTAGTAATAAAAATAATGGATAAATTACAAATATTAAATAATAATATTGGTATGGCTAATGTTTGTTTTGTTCCTTTATCATTTATATTTATGAGAGGACAAAGCATAAAAGGACAATCATTATTATCTAAGGTATGTAAAAAAGAAAATCATTTAATACCTGATATTGAACCTCCTGAAAATTATGGTAATAAAGAAGATAAAGACAAATATGAAGGTGCAATTGTATTTACACCTAAATTTATTAAATTATATAAAACCCCTGTTATTGTATTAGACTATTCAAGTTTATATCCAAGCACAGCAATATGTTATAATATATCACATGAAACTCTTGTATTAGATAAAAAATATATGGATTTAGAAGAATATAAATATAATAAAATTAATTTTGATGTTAATAGCAAGGAACAAATATGGTATTATGCTGAAAAAAAAGATGGAACTAAAGGAATTATTCCAAGAATTTTGGATGGATTACTTAAAAAAAGAAAATCAGTAAAAAAAGAAATGGAAAGTTGTAATGATCCATTTTTATCAAAGATTTTAGACGGATTACAACTTGCTTATAAAATGACAGCAAATAGTATCTATGGATTATTGGGTGCTAAAGTAAGTCCAATATATTTAGCTCCTTTAGCACCATCTATTACAGCTGGTGGAAGAGGAATGTTAAAATATGCAAGACAATTTATTAATAAACCATTTAATCAATTATTAAATTTATGTTTATCAAATCAAAAAAAAGAATATAAAAAATTTGCAAAAGAATACTTTAAAAAATATCCAGAACATAGATTTGAAGGAAATAAACAATATAATAATAAAAAAGAATTTATTAAATATTTTGGAAAAAGAGTTAGTGAAATTGTAGAACACATCGATGATAAAGAAAACTTAAAAGTAAATCCAGATGTAGTGTATGGGGACACCGATTCAGTGTTTTTTGTGATGAATTATAATATGGAAATATCCGATTTATTAATGACATCAATTAATTTTGGTCAATTATCAGGTGAAACAATATGCAAAACATTACCTGAACCTGAAAAAATGGTATATGAAAAAACAATGTTTAGATTTATACAATTAGCAAAAAAGAAATATGTTGGTAATTTATATGAAGATAATGATAAAAATTATTTTCAAAAAAATATGGGAATTGTATTAAAAAGAAGAGATAATGCAAAAATAGTAAAAATAGTAGTTGGTGGAATTGTGGATCATATGTTAAATAAAAATGAAAATTCAGAAATTATTAAATATGTTAGAACTGTATTAAAAAATATATTGAGAGGTAAATATCCAATTGAATATTTTTTAATTTCAAAAACATTAAAGAAAAACTATAAAAATAGAAACAGTATAGCTCACGCAGTTTTAGCTGACAGAATAGCTAAAAGAGATCCTGGAAATAAACCACAAGTAAATGATAGAATTCAATATGTATATTTTATATCAAATAAAAAAACAAAATTACAAGGTGATAAAATTGAAGATCCCAAATATTTATTAGAAAATAATTTAGAATTAGATTACTTATATTATATAACAAATCAAATTGAAAAACCTGCTTTACAATTTTTGGAATTAATTGTTGAAAATCCAAAAACAATATTCAAAAATGCCATAGATTCTGAAATTAAAAGAAGAAATGGTCAAACATCAATTAATAAACTTATGTCTAAATATAATAATGATGAAATTAATAAAGATGAAGATATTGAAATTTCATTGAGCAGTGATTCTTTATCATTTAATGATGAAGATATTAAAACTGTAAAGAATAATAAATTCACAATAACTTTTTAAAAAATATTTTTTTATTTATAAGTGTTTTCTTAATAAACGCATATTTTTTTCAGACAAAGAATCACCTGCTTCAGATGATTCAAAAGGAAAAACTGAAATTCCTCTCTTAATACTCATATTATTATCACTATTATCACTTTCACTACCTCCGATAATAGTAGTTGATGTATCAGTAGTTGATGAAGAAGTTGATGAAGAGCTATTCTCATTTGAACTTAATTCGTCAGTATCATTACTACTATCACTTGTAATTGATGTTGAAGAAGTAGTAAATTTTTTATTTTTAGCTCCACCCATCATACTATTCGGTGATAAATTCATATCATCACTGGTGGATGATAATGAAACATCATTACTGCATTTACAATTTTCACCATTTTTATCACATTTACAACCCATTCCACCATTCATAATTTGTTTAAGTTCATCATTAATAACATTTCGCATATCATCATTTGAACCACCTGCTTGAATGTTATTAAGAGCATTAACAACATTAACACTTAATGAATTATGATTAGTAGAAGTATCAAAATCAGTGCTGTTATTAAATTCACCACCTTTAAGTGTATTTTCTCTATCACTTAAAAGATTTGAAATATTATATTTATCATAAGAATTATTACCACCTCCTACTTTAAAATCAAGAACGGGCATTTTATCTTTTTCAAAATTATTAAAATCTAAATCTAATGAGGTTAAATAATCATTTAAATTAGGTTTTTCATTATTTGCAGTTGAATTACTAGAACCCATTATATGTATATTATTGGTAGTATAAAAAAGTTTTTAAAAATTATATTATAATATCTTATGGAACAATTCATTTTTATAATAATTATAACTTTTATACTTTTATTATTTTATAAAAGAAATTTAATTATAAAAAAAAATGATAATTTAATAAAAGAAAAATCACAATTAGATGGAGAAACATATAAAGTTTTAAATAAATCTGATTCAATGAAAACTGCAAACATATTATCAAAAATAAAAAAAAATTTTACTATAATTGTTAATGATTTAAATAAAAATATTAAAAAATATCCAAAAAAAGAATATGCTATTAAAAATTTAGTTAATAGAACTAAAAACCTTGAAATAACTGAAAGACCAGACGATAGTGATGATTATGTAACAAGTTATACTTTAAATAAAGGTGAATTAATGGTAATATGTTTAAGGTCAAAATTTTTAAGAACTGTTCATGATTTTAATATTATATTTTATGTATGTATTCACGAATTAGCACATATTGCATCTAATAATATAGGACATGATGAAGAATTTGAAAGTAATTTTAAATTTTTATTAAAAGAAGCAATAAAATTAAATTTATATATACCAATAGATTATAGAAAAACACCTGTAAATTATTGTGGTATTAAAGTAGATGAATATTTATTAGATTAATCATTTTTTTTTTCATTTTGATAATATTGATTAACATCAAATATTGGAATTACATATGAAACATCTATTGCATCAACTTCAATTATTTCTTCATAATATTTATTATACCCAATACAATTTTAAATTGTACTAAATATAAAAACGCTTGATGCATATAATTAAATATACATCGCATAACAACAATTGACACTATAAAGGG